ACTTTATGGCAATGGTGCTATCGGTGTTGGTTGGGTAATAGCTTTTACTGAAAAAGATAGGTTTGGTGGAGATGCAGATTTTGCTATGTCTATGCGTATGACCTTCCCCACAGTATTGGCTATGTTTAATAATGAAAGCAATGATTATCCACCAACTACAGGAACGGTTATTTTAGGGGAAAACATACAAGGCATAAAAGCTAATGGGGTAAGACAAAATATACCTATGTTTCAAACATCAGCATCACAAGGGGTAGCTTCTGCACCTACTGAAGTTGATAATTTAGTACGACAAATACCTTTGCTTATGCAAACACCTGACGGATGGGTGGCTTCTTTTGGAACTGAGGTGCTAAAAGCATTAGCGCAGCAAAAGACTTACATTATAAAAGGCAGTGAAAACGGCATAGAAGAAATATCTGTTAGGGGAATACCCCCTACAAAATTAGATAAGTTCGGCAGACAATGGATTAGTTGGGTAGATACGCCACAAACAACACTGCAAGAAATGGATGTTGAAGGCAAGTTTGTTTTTGTTGGTGTGACTGCTAAAGGTGTTATGCCACAGATAGCAACACCAGTTGGTCTTTTAGAGCCACATAAAATACAAGCTGCACTATCGGAATCAATATTGCTTGATAGCAGTTCTTATGTACCAAACTGGAATTTAACAGGAGAATTAGGTATTTTTTTGGTTTTAGGCGCACTGACATGGCTTCTATTGAACGCTTTGGGTATAACATGGGGTTTAGTATTAACCAGTTTATTGCATTTATCTGTAGCTTATGGTGGTTACTGGATAATAAATAAGGGTATTTTGCTTGATGTTACATGGTCTTTAATCTCAGGATTTATTATTGCATCAACCGCTTTCTATTTAAGGTTTAGAGAGCAATACAAACTTAGACAACAAATCAAGAAACAATTTGAACATTACCTAGACCCAAGACAGGTCAAACAATTGCAAAAGAATCCTGATCTTTTGAAACTCGGTGGAGAGAAAAGAACCTGCACATTTTTGTTTACTGATCTAAGAGGTTTTACCGCATTGTCTGAATCTGTAACGCCTGAAAAAGTTACTTACATTATGAATAAAGTTTTGACAGCACAACAAATAGCCGTTCAAAAACATGGGGGCATGGTTGATAAGTATATAGGGGATGCAATGATGGCAATATTCAACGCTCCTTTGGACTTAAAAAATCACAGCATGGTTGCTGTAGCTTGTGCATTAGACATACTGCAAAATATCAAAGACCTTAATGAAGAATTAATATCAGAGGGTTTGCCAAGTATTGCTATTGGTATAGGTATTAATAGTGGCGAAGCCATCATAGGCAACATGGGAAGTGAAAATAGATTTGATTACACAGCTATAGGTGATGCTGTGAACACAGCAGCTAGATTGGAAAGTGCTACAAAAGAAAGAGAAGTTGATTTGCTTATAGGGGAGCAAACAGAAGTTTACTGTGGTTTTTATTTAGAGCCTTTAGAACCTATAATGGTTAAAGGTAAAGCAAAACCATTAAATATATTTACATGGAAATAAAAAAATTCATTCGTTGGTTTATAAGTTTATTTCAACAACGCTATCAAGTAAGAGTCTCTTTTAACAAAGAATATGGTGATGCAGACGACAAGGTTTATGTATGCAAAAAAATTCTTGTGCAAAAAGAAAACCATCTTAAATTTCGCAATTTAGACAATAAAGTTATAGAGTATAGAAGTGCAGGTGGACTAAATTACATTATTGAGGATATGTAATGCAACAGATTCTAGTTGGAATTATTATTATGCTAGGTTTAGCTACTTACTATTTCTATAGTCAAAATCAAATACTTACAGCCAACAATGCAGCGTTAGAGGGCGCAGTTGCAACACAAGAAGAAGCCATAGCATCCATACAAGCTGACTTTGAATTGCAAACACAACAACTGCAAGACCTGACAGTCAAAAGCCAAGCTGCACAAAAAGAATTGAATAGATATACACAGTTTATACAAAACTACGAGTTAGCATCTAAGATACTTGCTGACCCAGTAGAAATGGAGAGGAAAATAAATAATGGTACAAAGCATATCATGGAAAACATTGAGCAAATCAGCAGTGATGTTGACGGTCTTGATGATGGCTTACAGTTGCAGCCTACTTCCGACTAGAGAAATACAGGTAAGCGCCAAACCTATTGAAAGAAAGATAGTTCAACCTGTCATGCCTAGAGAAATTGACCTAAGGGAATTGCAGTGGATGACTGTTACGCCTGATAACTGGGAAGATCAATTGGCAAGAATAGAGCAACAAGAAGGTGAGTTAGTGTTCCTTGCTATGACGATTCCTGACTATGAAGTCATGGCATACAATATGCAAGAGATCAAAAGATACATTACAGAACTAAAGGATGTAGTTGTTTACTACCGAAAAGTAACAACTGAAAACCTTTCAATAGAAGAATAAATCTGATAGCCTTAAATTTTCATATAGGAGAATAATATGGGAATGATAGGAGAATGGATAGGAATAATCACAGGAGTAGTATGTTTAGCATCTATTATCTGTGCATTAACTCCGACTCCGAAAGATGATGCAATGATCGGAAAGTTCTATAAATTTTTAGAACTTATGGCATTGAACATTGGAAAAGCTAAACAGTAAAAACCAAAGGTGCAGAAGCACCTATTTAATTTATGGCAAATACAGTTACACCATTCGTTTATAACGCAATCTTAGAAAGGGTCGTAGATGGCGACACCGTTGATGTTACTCTTGACTTGGGCTTCTCTGTCCATCTAAAAAAACAACGCTGCAGGTTGGCAGGCATAGATACGCCTGAGTCAAGAACTCGCAACCTAGAAGAAAAAGCATTAGGTTTAAAAGCAAAAGAAAGACTAAAAGAACTATGCGTGGGGTCATTTAAAATACAATCATTAGGAAAAGGTAAATATGGCAGAATACTTGCAATCCCTTATACGGAAGATGGTCAAGACATTTGTCAAATGCTTATCAAAGAAGGTCACGCAGTTGAATACTGGGGTGGAACTAAAAAAGCAAAAGTCAGAGATGACGGAACTTGGGGTGAATAATATGCATATATCAGATGAAGGAATTTCATTAGTTAAAAAGTTTGAAGGCTGTAAGTTAGAAGCATATCAATGTGCTGCAGGTGTTTGGACTATAGGCTATGGCTCAACGCATGGTGTACAGAAAGGAGATGTTTGGTCGCAAGAAAAAGCAGAAGTTATGCTTATTGACGAACTAGAAGAATACGGCAAGTATGTAGAAGAATTAGTAACTCTACCTCTCAATCAATGTCAATTTGATGCTCTTGCTTCATGGACATTTAACTTAGGACCAAGCAACTTGCAGAGCAGCACAATGCTTAAGGTTTTAAATTCAGGCGATTATGAGGGTGTTCCAAATCAAATAAAGAGATGGAATAAAGTTAGCGGTCAGGTAAATGATGGTTTGATTCGTAGACGAGAAGCAGAAGCATTGTTATTTGAGGGTAAGCATTGGGAACATATCTAGATGGCTCTAAGCAAGACACAGAACAAAAGGCTTGGGGTGATACTAAGTGTTATGTTCAAAGAAGAAACGCCACAGGAGCTACTACAGGATGTCATACGGCATGGTTTCGTAGAGAAAGTTGATAATACTTTTCAACTCACAGATAAAGGCATTGATGAAAAAAACCGACTTTGCACCCTTAGTGGACTTAATATCAAGTATTCAAGCGAAAAATAATCTAAATCCAGTCAGCACCTTCGTACCATCCAACAAGGCTGAATCTCTCGCCCTTAGTTACCTTAGTGACTCTGTGATAAAGAAAAGAAGGAAACACTAGGATTGTTCCTTTTTCTCTTAGCTTCTTTTGATCTAGTTTGCCTATATCTTTACTAACTCAAAGTCTCCACCGACATAATCAATACTGTCTGATAGTTGAACTGTAATGCTTAACTTACGCTGTGAACTATTATCGTAGATGTTTGAATCCATGTGATAGTCATAGAAGTCACCCTTGCCATACTTAGCTATTTGAAACTCAAAGTATCTATTTAATTGCACACCAAAGCATTCACGATTTGCCATAGTTATATAAGGCTCAATAATTCTATTAAGATATATCCCATGTTTAGAATCAAAACTACAAGGCAGAACATTAGATGATCTTACGGACTTATCAATATTAGCTACATTTCCTACCTTTGCTTCTTTGGTTTTGCCTTCAAGGTATAAAGACTTAATTGCTTCACAATATTCTTCACTGAGTTCTGCTTGCCATGAATAGCAGTAGGTGTTCATTAAGTTCGTGCTCTAAATAAATACAAAAGGTTTCTAATAGTTTGTTTAGGTAAATGTTGAAGATGCTTCGGTATTTTTACTCCCCTAACTATCACTTTTTATTCTCCACATTTTTATTGATTTATAAATAACCAAAGACAAGCTTATGCCCAACAAAAAAGCAGGTAGAAGTATTTGCCATTGCACACTTTCAACAAATAGGTAATCCAACCAATACTCTAAACCATGTTCTTGCCAATATTCTATATTCCAAAATGTTTCTCTAAATATAAACATTTACATTTCCTCGTCTATATCAGACTTGCTGAAAGCATATGCAGGTAAAACTATACAAAGTAGTAAACCTATTGCTCTCGCTAGTTCAAATATTATTAATTCAATAGTCATTATCTTTACCCCACTTACAGTTAATTATGTCCTCTAACTCATTAGCCGTATTTTCATTAATTATAAAATCAATAATAATCCAAGCCATCATCCATATTGCTACTGGCAATATAATCCAAAATAAATAATTCATAGTTCCCCCTTAATCCATAAAATCATTTGTAAAAATATAGCACAAGCACCATATAGTGCTAAAAATCCTATTACTAAATATATAAATGCTTCCATTAGTGTAATACCCTCTCTCTACAGCCATTCTTCATAAATTCTTGAAGATCATGCCAATCTTTTAAGGTTAAAATATCTGCTACTTCGTGAATAGGCATACTCATAAAGTCTGTTTGATATTTAATAGATAACTTAGCCACCTTGCGTTCCAAGGGTGACATATCTTTGAACTCATTATCTGACATTTTCTACCTCTCTAGATTTATAAGAAGCAGTTTGACCAGTAGACCATATTTGATCTACTCGTTTTTCTGCATCTGATTTTTTATTGTAAGTTGCTATTTTTTTATGCTCTCCATATCTTCCGATATGTGCAAAATACTGGTAGACGTCATAAACAATAGTTTTCATGCTTGTACCTCATTATATATAAAACCACTTAGGTTAAAATTATCTATAACAACTGTGTCACCCCATGTTTCATAAATTTTTTCTCCATGTCTGCCGTTACCCATGGGTACTAAGAAATAAAATTTATCATTTATAAGGTCATGTAAAACATCACCACTAGATGTGCTTCTTTTACCCTCAGGATGCCAAGATTCATCTATGTTTTGTGTTTGTGCAAATGCTTCGGATAAACTTTCCGTATGTATACAAGCAACTCTTGTATATGGTAGTTCGTTGTTGCCTTTAATTGAATGGTATATATCAAACATTTATACCACCATGAATCCTTGACCACACAATGCAGGTATTGCATGTGAGCCTAATTTATCTATTGCCCATTGTAATTGAAATATAGCTGTTACCCTTGTGCTGTTAGGTATGCCAACTATTATTGGTTTAGCTATATCAAATCCTAATTTAACTAATGCTTTTTCACAATTTTGTGTAGTAGCGTAAGTTCTTAGGTTATTGTTATTTTCTAGTATGTTTATCATTTTATCCTTGTTTAATTAATTTATAGGTACATCATACCAAATGGTGGACAAAAGTAAACCTTTTTTGGAATAATATTTTAAAAAGGTAAATCGTTATCATCCACACTTTCTTGCATACTTCTTTGTTCCCAAAGTTTTTTTGCCCAATCTTTACCAAAGCTTGCAGGAAGTCCAAAGTGTGTAAAAAATTTATATTCATCACCAAACTTGGTGTGTAACATAGCATGGTGGTGATAGCATAAAGGTATTGCATTTTTATCATTAGCTTTTAAAGACATACCTCTAACGCCGTCATATGGTTTTAAAAGATGATGTGCTTGCACTTCTCTGCTGTGTGAATAATAACCTGCTTTACATAAAAGGCATGGCAAAGTCCTTATCCATTCAAGATACTTTCTATCTTTAAAAGTTTTTTGTGGCAATTAAAAAGGTACTTTAGCTTTTACAGATTCCTGTGTTGTGCCTTGGTCATTGACTTCTTGAAAACCAATGCTTGTAAATGGAACTCCATCTTTGCTTTCTTTAGCCCAACAACCAAGTTTATACACAGTTTCATCAATGGTAACTTTGCCACCCATGTCGGGTGTTTTATCGCTTTGTTTATCAGTATTAAGATGCAACAAACCTGTAGACATCATAAACTCATACTTAGGCTCACCTTGTGCATTAAAACTTTTTACAATAGCACCATATTTTTTTTCGCCATTTATAACAAAGCTACCTTTTCTTTCTATGGTTGCATCATTTTCATGCCATAAGTAACCTTTCTTCTCATCATCATACTGTCTATCCATTTTTTACTCCTATTAATTTATATTCAAACCCTTTGCCATTTAATTGTTTTCTTTTCTCTATAACCTCACCAAATTTAGCTAGTTTATATTTTACCCTTGCAGGCTCTTTTCTAAGATTTCTTATGGCAGCCGAAATGGACGGCTCACCATAAAAAACATCTGACTTTTCTTTTATTACTTTTTGTAAATCCCAAAAAGTCCACCATTCTTCATTACGCATACATAAAAATACGCAATCATCTAATGTTAATTTAGGCATACATTTCTACCATAGTGTCATAAGATTGTTTTAATGAAACATCTTTAGATTCTATAGATAAATAGGCTCTTTCTATTTCACTAGAGTTTAATGTAAATAACTCTTTTCTTTTTTCATCATTAAGTAAAGCCATTTGCACTCTTATAGATTGAATATAATCTACAGGTGTAGTATCCATAGAAATTTCATCATCATCTATTCTTTTTAATAAAAAACCTTTTACTTTATTTGGTTCAGTTTTTTTTACTATTTTTTTAGGTGCAGATGGTTTGCTATTTATTGCATTATCTACTTCAAATGCACTTGCATATTCACCACCACCAAGACCACATGAAGCCAAGGCACGACCTATGGCACTTGTACAACAGTTTTCTAGGGCAGATGTTTTGTTAATATAACCCTCTGCTCTAAATTCTTCTGCAAAGTCTTTACCAATTGTGTACCAACCAGTTTCTTCTGCATTACAAATCTCTATCTGTGCTTCTACCACAACCCTTTCTAGGTCATGATGTATTATATTGGTAATTACACCTACCTTTGAACCTAAATGCTTTCTAAGGACTTGTAAGCGTTTGTCTACTGTAGTGTAAAACTTACCCTTTATCTGTACTTTATCTTCATTTGATAGGTTTGCTATTTCATTTATTGCGTCAATTAATTTATCACTCATTCTATTCTCCATAGTTTTTTTGCAGCATCTTGATCTACTGGATTTGACCATCGCCAATCGTCAAAGTCAGGGTAGAACAAACTTGCTACTTGGTTTATATCATCTGAATAAGAAAGAACATTCATCATAGATAATGCAGCCTTTCTCAGTTCAATGACTCTTTTTCTTACATCTGTAATTTCTATAGATACAACTTCGGCTTTCGTCTTGGTCACATGTATAAAATCAGCATAAGGTATGCTTTCTTCTGCAAAGGCATAGAGACTTAACTGACGACAGATGGTTGATGGCACTTTAGACATAAGGCGACCAGTGGTCTTTATATCTCTAGTAATACCATCATATTGAAGATCAATATACCCAATGACTGGCACAGGTATATCTTCAAATTCTACTTCAATTCTTTTTTGGCATTCTTGGGGTTTACCAAGTTTTGCATAAAACGGTATAGCAACTTCTAAATATCTTTGTAAATTATTTCTTTCTTTATCTACAGCATCTATGTCGTAGTCATGAGTTGCATTGTGATATTCATACAAAGAATCATAATCATATTCAGAGTTTGTAATTGATCTGTGTAATTTCTTTTCTATAGATAAATCATTTTCAAAAGATTTGCATATAGCATCATCTATAACAGTACCACGCCACATGGCAGGATTTGGTATACCTCTATGACCACTAACCTTGAGAATCCAAGATGCAGGATTAGTTATAAATTGATTTATGGCACTAGCAGATAAGTGTTCTATACCATGTACTTTAAATGGGTTGTTATTTTTCATAATCCGTAAGCCTGTTTAGATACATAACCTTGATTGTTTCTAGTTACAATTTTTGTATCTATACCTGTTTGGTTTTCTAGTTTGCCAATAACTTTAGCTATCTCAAATTTAATAGTTTTAATAAGCAGTTCAGACTCTAAATCGCTTATTACAAATCCCTCTGCATCTTTAAGAACTTGTCTTGCTACGCTATCCATAATGTTTAAACCACCAAAACATTTTTTGTATACTTGATCTTCTAAGTCAACAATAGATGACAAGATCAACAGTTTTGCTAGATGGTTAATATTTTTTATTTCTTGGTTTTGATATTTCATTTTATTACCTTTAATTTATTACCTTTTGGGGTAGTGTTTATTTAATATAGTCAGTATAATTCATTTATGGAATAATTAGAACCTTTTTATGAAATTAAAAAAATACTTAGAAAAAGAAAAACATACACAAATGTCTTTTATAGATCAGATAGAAATGGCTAAGGGTGTAAAAATACCACAAGGCACATTTGCAAAATGGATAACTGGCTCTCGCATACCTAGAAAAAAAGAAATGCTAATACTGTTAGATATAACAGAAGGCAATGTACAGCCAAATGATTTTTATATTGACTAATGAAAAAAGGCTTCACTTGTGGCGCTTTTGATTTATTGCATGCAGGACACATAGTTATGCTTATGGAAGCAAAAGAAAATTGTGATTATCTTATTGTAGGATTGCAAACAGATCCATCTTTAGATAGAAAAGAAAAAAACAAACCAGTACAGTCTATTTATGAAAGATACACACAATTAAATGCCATAAAATATATAGATGAAATATTGCCATACGATACTGAAAAAAGTTTATTGGATTTATTAGAAGCCACTGAAATAGATATAAGGTTTGTAGGCGATGATTATGCTGATAAAAAATTTACAGGTCATGGTTTGCATGAAACTTATTACACTAGTAGAAAACATAGTTTCTCTACAACAACTCTAAGGGAAAGGATAAAAAATGTTAGAAATTAAAAATCAAAAAATAAAAAATATAAAAAAACACGAAAACAACCCAAGAAAACATACTGACAAGCAAATAAACCAAATAAGCAAATCTATACAAGAATTTGGTTTTACAAATCCAATTTTAATAGACGAAAACAAAACAATTATTGCAGGTCATGGTAGATATATGGCAGCCAAAAAATTAAGTTTAGAAGAAATACCAACAATAACTTTAAAAAATTTAACTGATGAACAGATAAAGGCTTTAATGATTGCTGATAACAAATTAGGCATGAACAGTACATGGGATGAAGATTTGTTATGGAAACAAATAGAAGAACTTAATAACGGTACCTTTGATATAGAGTTACTAGGTTTTGATAAAGAACAAATAATACCTTTTGTACAAGACGAAGCACTAATTAATGATGTCTTGGCAGAGTGGGAAGGCATGCCTGAATTTGTATCTGAAGATAAAACCGCATATAGAAGTGTAATCGTGCATTTTGAAAATGAAGATGATGTTGTGGCATTTCAAATGAAACTTGAACAAAGTTTTAGTGAGAAAGCAAAATATATTTGGTACCCACATAAAGAAAATATGGATACAGAAAGCAAAAGATATGAGTAATCCTTATTATCCACTTTTTATACCATCTAAAGGCAGAGCAGATACTAGATATACAGCAAAATATTTAGACTATATGAAAGTGCCATATAGATTGGTAATAGAGCCACAAGAATATAAAGAATATTTATCAGAAGTAGGTGATAAGAAAAAATTGTTGGTTCTTGATATGTCATATAAAGAAAAGTACGAGTTATGTGACGATCTAGGTTTAAGCAAGTCAACTGGACCAGGACCAGCAAGAAATTTTGCATGGGATGTTTCTATAGCAGAGGGTTATAAATATCATTGGGTAATGGATGACAATATAAGAAGTTTTAGACGCTTAAATTACAATGAAAAAGTAAAGGTAACAAACGGCAGCATCTTTGCTGCAATGGAAGAATTTGCACAACGCTATACAAATCTTGGTATGTGTGGACCTAATTACACTTTTTTTGCACCTGCAACACAGAAACGACCACCTTTTGTTATGAATACAAGAATATACTCATGCAATTTAATAAAGAACGACATACCTTTTAGGTGGAGAGGTAGATATAACGAAGATACAATTTTATCTTTAGATATTTTAACGGCAGGAATGTGTACAGTGCAATTTAATGCATTCTTGCAAGAAAAAATTACTACACAAGTAGTAAGAGGTGGCAACTCTGCCGAGTTTTACGACAATGAAGGTACTTTAGCAAAATCTAAAATGCAGGTTAAGGTTTACCCTGACTATTCAAGAATTGTAAAAAAATACGGCAGAATACATCATTATGTAGATTACAACCCATTTAAAAAAAACAGGCTTATTAGAAAAGAAGATGTTGTAATACCAAAAAAATCACTGCATGAAATGAAATTAAAAATTTCTAAATCTAGCTAATATTAAAATTATCTATGTATGCAGTTTCCCAATCATCATCAACATTATGGTATTTAACAAAACACCTTTGATCTGTATCGTATTTAAACTTTGCTTCGCCTATTTTTCCATATAGGTCTTGTTCTCGTATTTTTCTTGTTATTACATTGGTTGAATTGTCGTCAAAGTCTCTATGTACTGTGAGAACTGCATCTGCTTGATTATGCCAATGTGCAGCACCACTGATGTCATATGCCGTAGGTGGTAAATAACTGCCATCATTTGTTTTAGGTAGTTTTGTAGGGTGTGCTATAACCCAACATACAACCTCATAAATTCTAGTAAACCTTTTACACAAAGAAATAAAATCACGAATATGCTCATCTTCTCTTTGATTGCCTTGTCTTACTGCTGAAACTTCGTTAAAAGGGTCAATAACCAAACCATTAATACCATGTTTATATATTGCAGATTTAGCAATAGAAAGTATTAAATCAATAGAGGGTATTGCATCTTTAGTTTCTATAAAGTAAAAATGCTTGTGTATAAAATCTAAGGCTTTGTTTAACTCTGCTTTGGTCATTCTATTCTTTAGACCTTCATCAAAAGGTTTTTTAAGATACATTTGCACCAATCTTCTTATATGCATTGACGTACTATGTTCAGGTGAAAACATTGCAAAAGACCAACCATGTGTTTCTGCAAGTTTTAATAATATTTGATCTGTAAATACAGACTTACCATGATTTGGTATTCCTGTAATAACATGAAAAGTACCTGTCATAACTTTGTATATATCGTCTAAGCCATCCATACCTATCTCTGTAGGTCTTTCGTAATTACCCTCATATAAATCATTAAGTTGTTTTGTGTAGTCGTTAGCTGTGTATAAACCTTCAATTGGATAAGGCGTGGCATTTTCTATGACCTCTCTAAGTTTCATAGCCCCATGTTTAATTAATACATCATTAGCATCTTTGCAATTGTCGGGTGGTGTAACAAACCAACATATATCTTTACCAAATCTATGTAGCAATTCCTTATGTAAGGCTCTGCCACTGCTGTCATTATCAGTAAATAAAATAATCTTGGTAGCAACTAAGTTGCAATTTTCTAATGCTTTAAATCTAGCATCTTGCTTGTCAAACTTTGCTTCTTTTGGTGCGCCATTTGGTAAAGTAGTCGCATTGTCAAAACCACATTCACCTAATGCTAAAACATCAAACTCACCCTCAGTAAAAATTATTGTTTTCTCGTTACAAATTTTGTCGTAGTTATAAAGAATGGATTTTGCATTAGCAGATTGCCTAAATTGTTTATCTCTTGTTCTGTATTTTAGATTTGTTAGTTGTCCGTTTTCATCAAAATATTGAAAAACACACCATTCGTTTTCTTGCACTACATTAAATCTTTCGCATGTAGATTTACTAATACCTCTTTCTTTCATGTAGTCATAAAAGCTATCTGATGGTTTCTTGGCTACTGTAGGTGGCTTTGGTTGAATATAATTAGGTTTCTTATAAGGTTGATATAAAGAACCAGTACTGCTACCACCAGTCCATTCACAATGGTGGCACTTCCATAGAACAGTTCCATTGTCTATGGTTACAGATAAAGGATTATCCCTTGGATTATGTGGTGGTTGACATTGTGGACATTTGGTTTTTTGATTTCCGTCTTGTTGGTGTTTTAAATTTATATTATTTTCAATTAATGTTTTATCTATGGTCATATTATTATCCTGCTAAATTATTAAGGGTACTATTCTTAATGGTTTTTTCTAAAAAGTCTAAATATCGTTGTTGGTTTAACCATGTAGTTGCATGAGGTATAAATCTCTCCTCTGTGGTTAAGTTTTCTTGTGCAAATACTTTGGTTGCATAAATAATCTTTGAATAATGTTTTTCATCATATTTTGCAAAAGATACACTAGCTTGATACTTTCCAACCTTTCTTGGATAGTGTTTCCAAAACAACTCAAATTCGTGTATATATTCTTTAGTATCTTCTTTAGTATTGGTGGTAACTGGTGACCCCTGCCCCTTATCTTTCATTACACTAGGGGTATGGTCATCAACAACCATAGGGTTATTATCTAGGGTTAAATGGTAACGATTAGAAGTATGACCACCATTCTCTAATTTTCTATGTTCTACCTTAAGATAGCCTAGCTGTTCAAATTCTTTTATTGCATTTTGTATTGTTTTAGTTGTATTTAAACCAATAAGTTTTGCAATATGTTTATAAGATGGATAACAAGTACCCTTTTCGTCTGCATAGTTACCTAAGATAACTAATATTAATTTCTTGGTTGGCGATAAGCCATTAACTTTAAGTGCTTTGTTTAAGCATTCTATTGACATATATAACTCCTGTTAAAATAATGTTGTTTGTAACGGCACAACGCCTTGCTCTGCACCGTTTTCTTTATAAAACCATTCTATAATTTCTTCTTGTGTAAAATCTTTATCTGTATATACAAACTCTGATCTATAACCAGTTTTTGTTAATGGTATTGGCGTGTCATTTTCTACATGAAACTCAATATGATCCATACGACTATCTAAAGTTGTAAAATACTTAGGAGTATAAACAACCGATACTTCTAATGACATAAATGTAAAAGTAAATTCTACATCTCTGTTATATTTCATAAAGACAATTTATCTTGATCTACAAGATCACGAAGTTCGTCAGTTTTAAAATTCATATATTCTTCAAAGATCGGTATTAAATTATCTTTATCACTAAATGGACTTAATGCTATAGATGTTTTTAATTCTGATCTTATTGCAAGGAATTCCCAAACAAGCCGTTCATCAATATTGGCTTCAATATCTTCTAATATTTCTTTTGTTAAATGCATTATATTTTCCTATAAAAAAGGGGGCATATAACCCCCTGTTAATTAATTTAATGGTATGAACTTCATAAAGGGTTCTTCTCTATGACCTTCAGGCAACCACTCTAACTTTTCTGCAACTTGTTCTATAGTTAACATACAGTCAGTAGTACCACCATCATCTGTTTCGTTAGCGAGTATTGATCTACCACAATAGTTTTCTGCACCCAGTTTAAAGTACATGTTGTCTTTAAGTAGACCTTCATCATCTACATACATAATGACACCACCACCAAGAGGAACTATATCAAAACAACTACATTGCATTGCTTTGTAATAATCATCTAAATTAGATTCACCAATATCTATGTAAGATAGGCTTTGATCGTAAGGGTCAATTAGTATTACTTGGATTTTATTTTCTTCTTTCATTTTACCTGCTCTGTGAGCGTTTAGTTAATATAGGTTACATAGTATATTGTCCATACAATAAGTAAACCTTTTTTGGAATAATATATGTATTAATTATGTAATACCCTTTGCATATAATCTTTTTTGGAATATTATGTGTGTAATTAATGGTAAATAATGAACAGTAAAACTAAAACATCTAAACTTACAGACACTTTAAAACTTAAAATAAGAAATGAGTTTGTTCAAGGTATTGATGAAAACTCAGAAAGAGTCTTGTTTACTTTAGATGAATTAATTAAAAAATATAAAGTTGCACAAAGCACGATATATAGAATTGCAAGAACAGAACAATGGAAAGTGCAACGCGATCAATTCCAACAAGAGTACACAGAAAAACTTGATAGAGATAGAATCAAAGCAAGAGCAAAAGAGTCAATTAAATTTGATGATAATTCAATTAATCTTGCAAAAGCCTTATACAGCACAGTAGGTCAAGTAATACAAAATAATAATTTAGCAATACAACAAGGCAAAAAAGGATTGCCACCATCACAAATTAATTCACTTGCTAATGCAGCAGTTACTGCACAACGCTTAGCAAAACTTGCTCTTGGAGAAGCTACACATAATATAGATGCCACAGTCAACGAAAACACAGACGCATTCAGAAGAGCTATGGAACTGCTTGACACAGTTGAAGAACAACGCAGAAGCCAAGGCGATAGAACTACGCACTAATTGGCTAGAAACGGCTAGGGATAAACAGTTACAACCTGCGTATAAACATTACATATGGCTTATATTAGCAGGTCGTGGTTGGGGTAAGACTAGAACTGGTGCACAAGACATTGCTTTATATGCGCTAAGAAATCCAAATACCATATCGGCAGTCGTTGCACCAACTTCAGGTGATCTCAGGAGAGTATGTTTTGGTGGTCCAAGTGGTTTAGTCTCTATAATACCTAAAGAGTGTCTTTCAGTTACAAAAGACATGAAAGGGTACTCATCAAGTATAAGTGAAATACGCTTACATAACGGCTCAAAGATTGTAGGTTATGCAGCATCTGAGCCTGAGCGATTAAGAGGTCCACAGTTTCATAGGGCATGGTGTGATGAGGTTGCAGCATGGCGATACCCAGAAGCCTTTGATCAACTTATGTTTGGTTTAAGACTAGGCAAAAATCCACAGTGCCTTATCACTACCACGCCAAAGCCTACAAAAATTATAAGAGACTTAGTTGCAAGGGAAGATGTGGCAGTTACCACTGGTAATACTTTTGAAAATGAAGATAACCTAGCTGAAAGCGCACTTGCTATGCTTAGAGATAAATATGAAGGTACTACACTAGGTAGACAAGAATTATATGCTGAAATAATAGAAAATTTAGAAGGTGCTTTATGGACTAGTGCACTAATAGATGAAGCTAGACTACATGAAGATACGGAAAAAGAATTAAAACAAATTATTGTAGCAATTGACCCTGCCGTAACTAGCAATGAAGATTCAGACGAAACAGGAATTGTGGTAGTTGGCAAAGACCTTAATAATGAGTATTATGTACTTGAAGATGTTTCAGGCAAATATTCACCTGACGCATGGGCAAAAAAAGCCATTAATTGTTATTATGACTGGAGCGCTGATCGTATAGTTGCAGAAACAAACAATGGTGGAGATTTGGTGGAGAGACTATTAAGAGGAATGGATTTAAACATTCCTTATAGGTCTGTAAGAGCAACAAGAGGCAAGCTAATAAGAGCAGAGCCAATTGCAGCACTTTACGAGCAAAGGCGTGTTCATCACATTGGATATTTTCCTGAATTAGAATCACAAATGTGTAGCTATTTAGGAGAAACAAAACCAAGCCCTGACAGATTAGATGCTTTAGTTTGGGGTATAACCGAATTAAGTAGATCAAAGGGTGACGTAAATTGGAGAATAAGCTAATGGCAGAACAAACATTTCTACAAAGATTGTTTAACAGCAAACCTGTTGAGCAAAAAAATTCAAACATGATGGGTTACTTTGGTGTTGGCACTGAAGAAGCAAAGACCTATAAATACCAAGACTTAGCAAAAGAAGGCTATCTTAAAAACGCGATTGTTTATAGATGCGTGAATGAGATAAGCAAAGGTGCAAGTGCTGTGCCTTTTATGCTTAAGGCAGGTGATCAAATCATAGAAGAACATCCCTTGATTGATCTTCTTATGCGACCTAACCCACTGCAATCCTACAGTGAGTTCTTTAACAGTCTGTTTGGATATGTGTTGTTAAGTGGTAACGCTTACATTCTTAAGACTGGTAGCGACATGGGCGCACCAAAAGAACTGCATCAATTAAGACCTGATCGCATAAACATAAAAGGCAGTGGTAAGCCTATACCTGAAAAATATGAATACATGGTGAATGGTAGAGTTGCTCACACATATCTTATAGATCAAGAAAACGGCTTTAGCGAACTAAAACACGTCAAGCTATGGCATCCGCTAGATGATTACTATGGTCTAAGTCCGTTAAGTGCAGCAGCAGTTGAGGTAGATCAATTTAACATGGCTAGCAAGCACAATGTCAATCTTTTACAAAATGGTGCAAGACCAAGTGGTGCAGTTGTTTTCAAACCACAAGATGATGCAGGCTTTGCAGTCAATTTAACAGAATCACAGAGACAACAATTACTCACAGACTTAAATAACAGATTTAGTGGTGCAGGTAATGCAGGCAGACCTATGTTATTAGAGGGAGACTTTGATTGGAAAGAAATGGGTCTGAGTCCTAAAGACATGGATTTTGCAACCTTAAAACACATGAGTGCAACAGACATTGCTCTATGCTTTGGTGTACCTAGCCAGTTAGTAGGTGTTCCTGACAGTCAAACCTATTCTAATGTTGCAGAAGCAAGACTTGCTCTGTATGAAGAAACAATTATTCCACACTTAAGAAAGATCGCATCAGACCTTAACGAGTGGTTAGTTCCATTGTTTGATGATCGTCTCACATTAGAGTTTGACATTGATGCTATTCCTGCATTGTCAGAGAGAGTTAAAAGAGTATACGAAAATGTTACCTCTGCTGTAAGAGAAGGAATCATGACTAGGAATGAAGCAAGAGAACAGCTTGGATTAGAGCCGTTAGATGGAGCAGATGATCTATATATATCAGCTAACTTATTTCCTCTTGGTGATGAAGGCGTGGAAAAACCTGCAAATCCAGTTAATGAAAATGATTTAGAAGATTATGATGACGAAGAAACTGATAAAGAAATATTAGAACTCTTAGAAGAAGAAAAAGCATTATCAGATATAAATACAGTTCCTAACAATTCTATGGCAGAAGAAGCAGCAAGAGGTCTGCAATGGCGAAAAAAGTATAAAAGAGGTGGTACTGCTGTTGGTGTAGCAAGAGCAAACCAACTCATGAATAAGGAAAGGCTATCTATTTCTACAGTCAAAAGAATGTACAGTTTTTTTTCTAGGCATGAAGTAGATAAACAAGCAGAAGGTTTTAGTCAAGGCGAAAAAGGCTACCCTAGTGCTGGTAGAATTGCATGGGCTTTATGGGGTGGTGATGCAGGTTTCTCTTGGTCAAAAAAAGTAAGAAATCAAATAGAACGAGAAGAATCTAAAGAGTACGAACTTGAGGAACATATTGGTTTTGTTGAAGATGAAAAAGCACTTAGCGAAACAGTTAGAAATGGCTTAAAAGAAAAAGTTAAAGAGCATAATGAAAAATATGGCGATAGCAAAACTAAGAAAGTTACACTGGGTATGCTTACGCAAGTATTTCGTAGAGGTGTAGGTGCTTATAATACTAATCCATCAAGCGTAAGACCAAGTGTACGCAGACAAGGTGGTGCTGATCGTTGGGCATATGCTAGGGTTAATTCTTTTTTAAGAGCATTATCAAGCGGCAAATTTAAAGGTGGTAAACACGATACTGACCTTTTTCCTGATGGACACCCACTAAAATCTAAAGGACCTACAGATAGTCAAGGCAGACCGAAAAAGTGAGAACAGCCACTAAAAGAATAAATACTTTTAGACAGGGCAGAATTAATACACGCTTAGAGTCAAGAAAACAATTAGTTCTTAGAAATAATTTAGAAAAAAGATTTTATAGAAACTTAAATACATTATTTAGAAAGTTTTTAAATACACATTTACATCTATACAGTCAGTATGGAATATATGAAATACAAATTGCACAACAATCTCTTAATGAGGATTTTTTTCCACTAATGCTTGCGCATTACAAAAGAGTTTTTAAGGCGATATACAGAAGTAATGAAGAAAAGTACGAATATTTAAGAAAAGCTGATGAGGCATTTGTATTTGGTAGAAGTACAGATTTTGAGTTAGTTGTTAATCAATACTTTGCCAATAGGCAATTAATCTTAGCAGGCATTACAGAGCGCATGGCTACAAGAATAAGCAACTTAATAGAACAAGGCAGAGCAGATAATTTAACTTTGCCACAAATAGCTAAATTAGTATCAAGTAAATTTTTACCAGTAAGCAGAAGCCGTGCTGCACTTATAGCAAGAACAGAAACACATAATGCCGCATCTTTTGCAAACCATTCTTACCACGCAACAGTTGAGAAAGACTTGGGGATAAAAATGTTAAAAAAATGGGTAGCTACCAACGATGCTAGAACAAGATCAGCACATTCTGCAGCCAGTGGACAAACTGTGGATATGTCAGAAGATTTTATTGTTGGTGGAGTTCCTATGAGTTTTGCAGGCGATAGCAGAGGTGGTGCAAAAAATGTTATTAATTGTAGATGCGTAATAGTTTACGCAGATGAAAGAGACCTTTAATCAATAATATATTCTTGTGTTGAGTTGTGATCTATATATGTAATACGACCACTGTATGGTACCCAACCAATATGGTGATTTAAAGCATCTCGCATTAACCAACCACGCATTCTTTCTGTAGACTTAGACTTACATGGTACTTTGTCAAAAGAACTTGGTGCTTCGTTAATGTATCTTTCTAGGGCTTCTGTAAATTTCATAATGCTACCCCTTACCAAGTTTGATTAAAAAAGTTAGTAGGCAAATTTTCTGCTATTAAGTCTGCTACAACTTGCCACTCCTTTTGCGATAATGTATCGCTATCTATGTTAAATCTTTGACATACATCTGCAACATCGTAGTACCATTTAAAGCACTCTGCATCTGCATAAAGACAGTGTTCTTTAACTACAGCCAAAAGGGTTTCTTGATTTAAACCTGCAATGGTTTTTGAGTTGGTTGGGTTATTTAAGTTTTTCATTTTATCCTTTGTTTAATTAATATGAGTACATCATACTAGGTTAATTAATAGATGTAAACCCTTTTTGGAATATTATTTAGTGTGTATTTAATATTTTTGCATAAACAAAGTTCCTAATTGTCACCAATTCATCTTCGTTTATATCTTTAATGCTTCTAACTATATAAATTGATTTACCATGCCAATACCAACCAGTTTCTTGATCTTCATAAATATCATCTGTAGTAATAGTTTGGTTTAGAAACTTGCTTAATATAAGGCGATCAGAAACATTATCATCAGCATTTTCTTCTAAAATATAATAATCACTAGGGCAATAAGCATAATGCTCTGAGTTAGTATCACCAGTCATTTGTTCTATTGTTATCCATTTCATTTTTCTTGACCTGTATTTGTTTTAAGAATTTTATCTAACGCTGTCATTAAAGGCGTATCTTCAGATAGCATATTATGGTTACCATCTTCTATTTCTTTGTTGGCTTTTTCAAATATGCACATCTGTAATGCTATTACTTCTTGGTTGGTTAAATTAATATTCATAAAATTATATTGTGTAATTACCTTGCTCGGTCGTGTAGTTTACTGTTACGCCATGTCTAAAATTAAACTCACCTTTAATTATTTTATTCATTTCCATCCAACCGCCACCATCTGTACCATCTAAGTACATTTTTTTGACTAATTGATAATGAGTATGTCCATATTTTTCGGCAATGTCTAAACACTCTTTAGAGCGTTTGTAGTCGTGAGTTCTCATACCATCGGCAAATCTTGGGTAAAAATCACAACCTTTGCCTAATATAAATTCACCATCTACCTCTGTACCACCATACATAAAATAACTTATTAAAAATGTACCTTGAGTGTATTTGCGCATACCAAAACTGTTAAATTCGGTTTCTACTTTTTTATTTATTAATTCTTTATTCATTTTATTTTCCTTTAAAAAAAAGGTAGCTGTTAAGCTACCTTTTGAGAGTTATGTTCTATTACTCTGATGATGTCTTTAGAATCAAAAACAGTAAAGAGTTTTCTTACCATTTCTTTTTCGCCAGTCTCTTTGTTTTCTTGTTCTTTATAGAAGCAAAGAGTTGTACCAAGACCTTTAAGACCTTTAAGCATATCGCCTGTTACTTCAAAGTGTTTCATGGCTTGCTTAAAAGTGCAAAGTGAATCATCTTCTGTGTAACCTGCTTCTGCAAGTATGTCTAAGTTTCCACCTGAGTAGTAGTTGTTGGTTATTAAGTTTTTCATTTTATCTCCGTTTAATTAATATAAGAGTCATATTAAAGTGATTTGGACAAATGTAAACCCTTTTTGGAATATTATTTATATTTATTTATTTAATCTATATCTTGTGCTTATCCAACCCTTTATGTACTATATGTGGATATGCCTATTCCAAAACCTAATAGTTCTGAAAACAGGCAAGACTTTTTAAAAAGATGTATGGGAGATGACACTATGACGAGTGAATATACCGATTCCGACCAACGCCTAGCTGTCTGTACTAATCAGTACGATTCTAATAAAGAAGATTCTATAGAGAATGATGAAAAGCACATAAGAGCAGTAGAAGAAACTGATGATTCTTATATCATTGAGTTTGGCAAATCTAAGCCTAACTCAGAAGAAACTGTTGATGAGATGAACTCTGAGAAAGAAGTAGAGAAAGAATCTATTGAAATTAAATCAAGCATTAAAGCTTATCATGACGAAGATGAAGATAAAAACTATGGCACATTTGAAGGCTATGGTTCTGTCTTTGGTAATAAAGACTTAGGTAATGATGTTATTGAAGCAGGTGCATTCGCCAAATCATTAAAGAAAAGAAAACCACAGAATGTAAAACTCTTATATCAACACAAGTCAGATATGCCTATCGGTGTTTTTGATGAGATTAGAGAAGATGAACACGGTCTTGTGGTCAAAGGTAGGCTGGCTCTTAAAACACAAGCAGGAGCAGAAGCCTACGAATTATTAAAAATGGGTGCATTAGATGGTCTATCAATAGGCTTTAGAGTAAACCCAAAAGAAGTTTCATATGATAAGCGTGGTAATAAACGCATTATCAAAGAAGTAGATTTAATGGAAGTGTCCCTAGTAACTTTCCCGATGAATCCGCAGGCAACTGTCAGATCGGTAAAAGGTGAACAGTACTCCATTAGGGAATGGGAGAATGGACTGCGTGATGCATTCAACTTATCTCGTTCAGAAGCAAAAGTTGCTGCAAAGGCAGTAACTAAGTGTTTTGATCAACGAGAGGTTGATGAAAGTGCAGAACTGGTAGATGCCATAAAAGAACTAACTTTAACCTTAAAAACTTAATAGGAGTAAATTATGTCGGAAGATATAAAGAACGCTATTCAAGACTTAGGTCAAACTTTCAACGAATTTAAGAAAGTTAATGACGAAAGACTTGAACAAATTGAGAAAGGCGAGAGTTCAGCATATAACGAAGAAAAACTTTCTAAAATAGAAGCCAAATTGGATTCTTACGAGGAAATGAATCAGAAGTTAACAATTGCTGAGCAAAACGCTGAACAAATCAAGGAGCAAGTTTCCAAGATTGAGACTATGGTCACTAGACCTGACTCAGGCTTTGAATCTAAGCAAGTTGATGAGTATCTCAATGCTTTTGATAGATATTGCAGGAAAGGACTTGATGGTCTGCAACCTGATGAAAAGAAAGCATTAACTGTCAGCAATGACTCAACAGGCGGATATTTAGCACCACCTGAGTATGTGAGAGAATTGTTAAAAACAATTACTGAAATCTCACCTATCAGAAGTATTGCTAGAGTTCGTTCCACAGGTGCTAGAAGCATCCAAATCCCAAAAAGAGATGGACAATTCGCAGCACAGTGGGTTTCTGAAAGTGGTACTAGAAGTGAAACTACTGGATATACAGTCGGTTTAGAAGAACTACCTGCACACGAAATGTATGCATTGGTAGATATCTCTGAGCAAGACTTAGAAGATACAGTGTTTGACTTGGAAGCAGAAATGCAATCAGAGTTTGCAGAGCAATTTGCAAAAGCTGAAGGAACTGCATTTGTTTCAGGTAACGCAGTAGGCAAGCCACAAGGATTTATGGACGCAACTATTACTGAAGTAAATTCAGGAAGTGCTGCTGCTGTAACAGGTGATGGACTCATTTCATTGGTACACAACATTAAGTCTGACTACACAAGAAATGGTACTTTTGTTTTCAATAGAGCTACTTTAGCCTCTATCAGAAAGCTGAAAGATACTGCTGGTCAGTATGTGTTCCAACCTGGGATGATGCTCGGTGGCAATATGGTTAACACCATACTTGGACACCCATATGTTGAAGCTACTGATATGCCAAGTGAAGGTTCTAATACCTATCCAGTTGCATTCGGTGATTTCAGAAGGGCTTATATGATCGTTGATAGAGTAAATCTAGCTGTATTACGCGACCCATTCACACAAGCTACAACTGGTAATGTAAGATACATTGCTAGAAAGCGTGTTGGTGGTCAAGTAATTCAGTCAGAAGCTATCAATAAACTTAAATGTTCAGCTTAAGGAGTAAACTATGCAAGATTTAACACATAATATTGTCGTAAGTAACTCAATTATCAATGCCGTTAAAACTGCTGGTGCTAATGGCACAGGAGTTGACTTAAAAGGCTTTGAAGAAGCTACAGCCATAGTAGATGTTGGTGCAGAAGGAGATACTCTTTCAGGCTCAGTCTACTTTGAAATATCATTAGAGCATTCTGATGACGATTCAACTTACACTGATTGTGTACAGGCTGATATCATCAACGGAACTATTGCTGCAGGTGGTATTTGGTTGAAACTGGACGGAACCACAGATGGTGACCCAGGCACAACTGGTGGCAATTGGCAGATTGGGTATGTAGGTGGCAAACGCTATTTGAGATTGGTACTAGCTAAAACTGGAACTCACTCAACTGGTACACCTATCGCAGGCGTTATTGTAAAGAGCAGACCTCGTAATGCTCCTACAACTAATGTTGTACACAACGCTTAATTGAGCAAACTTTGGGGGGATTAATTCCCCCCATCTTTACAGGTAGAAACTATGTCAAGAACATTTAAAGTAATCGTTCCAAAACCAGCTTCAAGCAATGAGAAAGGAACTGAGGTTAGGCTTTACAAAGCTAACGAAATCATACATTCAGAAGGTCAATGGCAGGATGATGTCATGGAAGCATTTATTGCTAATGGTTGGGCAATGGAAGTTAAGGTTGATTCAGCAGAACAAACCATACAGGTAGAAGCGGAAGTTAAAGAAGTCAAACGAGCTAGAAACGATAAAGGTCAATTACAAGCAGACGACCCTAGCACTCCTGATGTGAATGAAGCATGGGAAGGTGGTAAAGCACCTAAAAAAACAACTGCAAAGAAAAAAACTACCAAGAAAACAACAAAGAAAGCATCTAGCTAAATTCTTTGTTATAGTTAAACGAGCAGATGCTTACAGAATGGTAGATACCATGCAATTTATAGGAAGTTTTAATGAGTGCAGGTTATCATCATTTCATCATAGAGCAGGGCGCAACATTTGGTCAGACCCTAACTCTTAAAGATTCATCAGATGCAGTTATAAATTTAACTGGTTTTTCAGGCGCAATGCAGTTAAGAGAAAATCCTGATGCATCATCCGCAGTATTAGAAATAACAACAGCCAACACTCGCATGACTATGGGCGGTATTGCAGGAACTATCACGCTAGAAGTCAGCGCTACAGACACAGCAGCTTTGACTGCATCAGACGGTGTGTTTGATTTAGAGATCACCAGTGGAGCAGGTGTTGTATCAAGGCTTATAGAGGGTACTTACAGCATACGCAGGAACATAACTAGATGAGTGCCGTAGATTCCATAACAATAACCAATACAGATCAAACCAATCAGATTGAGGTTACCTCTACTGACGGAATTACTGTTACCACTGTAGGCACACAGGGTCTAGCAGGACCAAGTGCAATTATGAGTCGTGGTTTAGATCAAACCACAGCAACATCAAGCAACAACGGTGCATTGCTCGTATACGATCATGGTAATGAGAAATGGACTGCTTCAAATACAACTGCAGCACAATCTCTAACACAGTTAATCTATAACTTGCAGTTAGGAGGTAGTGGCTCTACTGTTACAACCATCCTTGACGAAGATAACATGGCTTCTAATAGTGCAACTGCTTTAGCTACACAGCAAAGCATCAAAGCCTATGTAGACAGTGAATTAACAGCAGCAGACTTAGATTTAACAGACGGAGATGGTAATAACCTTTCTATTGACCTTGATTCACAGGTTTTAGGTCTTATTGGTGGAGATGGTATTGATTCTACTATCAGCAGTACAAACTTTACTTTTGATTTAGACTCAACAGTTGCTAGATTAACTTCAGCACAAACATTAACAAACAAAACTTTAACAAGTCCAGTTCTTAACGGCACACTTTCAGGAACAGCTTTTCTTGATGAGGATAACTTTAGTTCTAATAGTGCCGTAGCAGTAGCATCACAACAATCTATTAAAGCTTATGTAGATGCTGCAATCACAGCTGAAGATTTAGACATCACAGACGGAACTGAGATAGGTTCTATAGATTTAGACTCTGAAACCATGGGTATTCTCGGTGGCACAGGGCTTACTTCTAACCTAAGTGGTAATAACTTTACCCTTGCTATAGATAGTACCATAGCAACGCTTACAGGAACGCAGACACTAACAAATAAGACACTTACTGAACCAATTATTGCAACAATAAGCAATACAGGAACAATTACTCTGCCAACATCAACAGATACATTGGTTGGTCGTGCTACAACAGACACACTTACAAACAAAACATTAACCGCACCGAAACTTAACGGTTCTACACCTATTATTGCTACTGGAACAGAGGTTAATGTACTTGACGGAGACACCTCAGCATCAGCAGTAGTTATAGTAGACGAAGATCAAATCATTGTTAATGATAATGGAACAATGAAACAGGTTGCTGTTACTAGGTTAGATAACTATGTATCAGGAACAACAAAGACACTTACAAACAAAACATTAACAGCACCAGTAATTAATAGTGGTGTAATAAATACAGGATTATCAGGCACAGCTTTCTTAGACGAAGATGATATGTCATCTAACTCTGCTACAAAGGTTGCTTCACAGCAATCTATCAAAGCTTATGTTGATTCACAGGTAACAGCACAAGACTTAGATATAACTGATGGCACAACAACCATAGCCATTGATCTTGATTCAGAAACACTCTCTTTATTAGGTAGCACAGGTATAGATGCAACAGCTAGTGGCAATGGAGTTACATTTGCCATAGACAGTACAGTTGCAACATTGGCTGATGCTCAAACTTTTACAAATAAAACCATAGACCTTGATAACAACACTTTATCTAACATAGAAGTAGATAATTTTAAATCAGGGGTACTTGATACAGACCTAAACAGTGTTGCAGCTACAGATACTACTATTGCATCAGCCAAAGCTATTAAAACTTATGTTGATGCCAACATTACAGCACAAGACCTAGATATTACAGACGGTTCTACAACTATTGCGATAGACCTTGATTCTGAAACATTGTCTTTGCTTGGTGGTACAGGAGTTACAGCCACAGCTTCAGGCAATGGCGTAACCTTTGCAATAGGTCAATCAGTAGGCACAGGTGATGATGTTGTATTTAACCAAGTAACAAGTGATTTAGTTGGTAATTCAAGCACAGCAACAGCATTAGAGACAGCTAGAGCAATAGCACTATCAGGGGATGTTGTTGGTACTGCAAACTTTGATGGTACAGCAGGCATATCAATTTCCACAACGATACAAGCTAACAGCGTTGCATTAGGAACAGATACTACTGGTTCTTATGTTTCAAGCTTAGTTGCAGGAACAGGTATCACATTAGCAAACAATAGTGGTGAAACAGCTACACCTACCATATCAATTGGTCAAGCAGTTGGTACTACTGATGATGTTGAGTTCGGAACAGTTACAGCAAGTTTAACTGGCAATGCTTCAACGGCTACTGCTTTAGCAACTGGTCGTACAATCGCCCTAGCAGGTGATGTCGTGGCTTCAGGCGTTAGTTTTGATGGAACAGGTAACATAAGCCTAACCACAACAATTCAACCAAATAGCGTGGCTCTCGCAACAGACACTACTGGTAATTATGTATCAGGAATTAGTGGAACAGCTAATGAAATAGAAGTAACAGGTTCAGGCAGCGAAGATGCAACAGTAACAATTGGATTACCTGACAATGTAACGATATCAGGTAATTTGACTGTTAACGGAACAACCACCACAACAGATACTAATGAACTTCATGTTACAGACCCATTAATTAAATTAGCAAAAGACAATACAGCTAATTCATTGGATATAGGTTTTTACGGTCAATACAGAGCATCAGGTTCTACCAATCAGTTTACAGGCTTATTTAGAGATCAAAACGACAGTGGCAAATACAAACTCTTTGAATTATTAGAGGTAGAGCCAACAACCACAGTCAATACAAGTGGTACTGG